AAACACTTGACAATAGAATTTAATTCTAGTATAATAAAATTGTTCGGAGGTGATAAATTGAAAATATCTTTAAGAGCAGCGAGAGTAAATGCTAATTTAACGTTATTGGAAGCAGCGGAAAAGCTTGGAATTGGAAAGGATACATTGATTAAGTGGGAAAAAGAACCTTGGAATATAAGTGCATTATATCAACAAAAAATATCGGAAGTATATTCTATACCAATTGATATGATAAATTTTTTTCCAGATTCAATAGAATTTAATTCTATAATAGAAGATTAATTTTTTGAGATGTAATAGCACGCATCCAAAAAACTTTCTGACATATATAAAGTGACTAAAGGAAGGAGATATTAAATGAAACACGAAGACAAAATATCCAATATACATTTCGGGAAAATAAGGTACATTACTCAAAGCGTGGACAGAAGAAATCTTTTTAGAAAGTTGGTAAAAGAAAAAGAGCTCACTACTGAAGATTTAACTTTAATATTGAGCTCGATAGGATTTAATCCTGAACATTACCATTATAGGACACCCGAAGGTGCATTAACATTTTATTTATATCAAAAAGACCCTATGAGGGAATTATCAGATCACTTATATGAATAGGTGGGACAATTAATACTTCAATTATTGAGTTGGTATTTAACTTACCGTTCCAATAATCGAGGGCATTCTTATGACATTGCAAAATGGTTTCGCCTTTTAATAGGTTCATATCACCGATGTGATAGTTGTTATGTTCTATCTCTGCTTTATAAATAATTGATTTAGGGCTTAATTTCGAAAAGTTTAAAGCATCCTGAAGATTATTAAAGCAGAAGAAAGATTGAAATCTGGAAGGCATATGTGGGAAATACATTTGTCTGTATAATTCAAAAATTTGTTCTGTAGATGTGTCAGTATGAAGTCCTTTGTAAGATGTTATGGCATAACGTAAACCGTGATAGGACAAACCATTTGGATAAAGTTCATTCAAAGTTTTCATCATGTCGGGCGGTTCTATATTAGGTTTAATCAATTCGATTGTTTGGTTTGCGGCAAGTGTACCATTGCGGTCTACATGATAAAAATTCAATATTAAATACCTCCTTATATAAATTATACATATAAGGAGCGTAAAAGAAAAGGAGGTACGTATGGAAAAACTACTCTTAAGCCCTGAAGAAACGGCGGAAAAGTTGGGACTCGGAATCAACAAAACGAGGGAACTTATGCAAAAGGACAGTTTCCCGAAGGTGTACAACGGGACACGAGCTATGGCAATTGCGAGCGAGCTTGCCGAGTGGGTTAAGGCTCACAAGGGTGGACAGATTTAAGAAAGGGGAATAAGAATGGAATTTAAAGAATTACAAGAAAAGGTGTTAGAATGGGCGGGCATTCACGATCTGCTACACGAGGAAAATGCGGACAAGCAGTTTATGAAGTTTATAGAAGAAACTTTTGAGTTTAAGACGGAAATGGAGGATGTATTAAGTTATACTGACCCATATGTTGACGAAGCCGTTGAAAGGATGCAGCTTGAGATGGGTGACGTTTTCGTAACGCTTATAATTTTATGCAAGCAACTAGGGATAGACCCACAAAGGTGCTTGGAGCTTGCATATGAAAAGATTAAGGATAGGCAAGGGAAGACGATTGACGGAACTTTCGTGAAAGAAGAGGATTTATAATGATGAAAATTATAGAAAAAAATAGAGGAAGTATAGAATTTGTAGAGTCGATGAATCCAAAGTTTCAGCAAATGTTTGGTAGAGATACAAGTCTTCTAGAACTAAGATTGCTACCATATCTAATGTATAGCTTAACAGATCAGTATATAGAACGAAGCAAACTTAGAAATGGTGAAAGAGAACTTTTAAATGAGTATCAGTCTAAGGGATTTATCGTAAAAAATGGCACTGATATCGGATGTACAAAGGAATTTTGGAATTTCATATCTTCAGTAGTGTATGATTCTTATGTACAAGAATTGGATAAGGAAGAAGGGATTTAAAATGGAAGAACGAGAAAAAGTAAGATTTTACTCTATTGTAGTTAGAGGTCTTATGCGAGCAAAATTAGATAAACTGAAAGAACAAGTTGAAAGAGGTGAGATTTCAGGAGAGTGGCTAAGAGGTTATATACGTGGAGTAGAAGAGTATGATAAAGAACTCTTAAATTGCGAAATAACGATATTTTAGAAAGGAAGAAAAATGCTTACAACCGAAAAATTTATAAAAGAATTAGAAAAATTAGGACTTAAAATTATACAATGCACAAATTGCATTGAAATTTATCATGAAGGTCATCAAGTTGCATATGTACTAAGTAATCAGAGATTCTATATAAGAATGGCTTATAAATTTTGCGATTTACCTAAAGAATTGCAAGAAAAGTTATTCATCTTACTTATCGAGTATGCTAGAACACCTCTTGATAAGAGAAGAGAAACACAAAAGTTTTATCTTAAGTTTAAATTAAGAACAAATCAATCGGGCAACTTTTTAAATCGCAATACGACTTTCGATTTCTTCGAATTGAACAGTAAATATAATTCAAATAAATTCCAAACACAATTTACACAAAAAGAAATCGATGAAATGAAAGAAAAATTCGGAGTCACTCTTAGTGACTTTGAGCAAATACCTGTAGAAGAAAGTGAGGAATTTTAAAATGACTTTAGAGGAAGTATTGCTAACTCTCTGTGATACTTATCCTCAGGAACTTTCTGAGGATGTATATGACAGACAGATTTATTTAAGAATTAAATCAGAAAAACTAAACTGTGATGTTGAAATCCCTTTAGACAGTATTTATAAGAGAGACTATTTAGGTCGAACACGTGATGAAATTGTTTTTGAATTTTCGGATGAATAAAAAAAAGAAATTTAAAATCTAAAAATAAAGGAGGTTTAGATTAGATATGGACACAAAGGCAATAAAAATAAGTTTAGCACTTATTGCAGTAACTTTTATATTTGTGCTTGCAAAAAGTGAGGTTGTAATATCAATTACGACAGCAGTAATCTTAGCATTGATAACTAAAGGATTTATCAACATGTACAAAGATGTTAAAAAAATTATGGAAGCCGACAAGGTAGATACTAGGGAAGATATCAGGAAAGGGGTTTTTAAATGATGATTGACAGAAAGTTTATTAGAACACTGAATGATTTAGGAGCACTTGTAACTTATGAAGAAGAACAAATCAATATTAACTCAAACGGCGAGATTATTTCAGAGACCGCTTACAATATTAAATACAAAAATCCCAACATATTTAACGGAAAGGGTTTTTTCGATTTAGTCGATATTAATATTACCGACGGATATGCAAGTGTGTATATTTTGGAAGATATAACAGAAATGCCTATTTCTAAAATAATTGAGATTTTAAAAGTTGTAGACGAAAAGGTTGAAACGACAAACAAGGAAAGGAATATGGAAGAATGATAGATACAATAAAGGCAAATGAGAGATTGGAAAAGATACGAGAACTCAGAGAAATTAAAGAAGATTTAAAGAGACAGCGAAAGGCTGAAGAAGAGAAAATCAAACTTCGATTTGAGACGGAGATTGAAAAGCTAGACATTCAAGAAAAAGAAATCCTAGACTTGATTACCGGTGAGCTCGAGGTTGCGGGAGAAAAGAAAGTGGTTTATTTAAATGGCACAGTATTCAGAAAAAAGGTGCCTGCAAAGTATGAATATTCGGATGACCTTTTGAAAGAACTCAAGGAAAAGGGATACGGTCAATATATCAGGACGACGGAAGAGGTTGATAAAGTAACACTCAAGTCCGAAGTGATTGTGAAAGACGACGGTAGTTGCTACACGGAAGCCGGAGAAAAGCTTGACGGAGTTAGGGTCACTGAAGGTGGTTACACTTGGGCAGTGAAGATAAATGGATAGGTGGACAAGATGAAATATTGGAGCGTAGTTAGAAAGATTTTTAAGATTAAACGAACAACAGGAAAATGCAGATATCAAAAAGACGGCGACTATGTGTGGATGACCGATGGGTATTCCGCTTGGAGATTTACACAGAAAGACGATGAAAAGTATGCTGAAGACGAGTGCATATTTGACCTATCAAAGTTTGGAGAATTTGACCTTAAGAGCATGATGATGGATAAGTTCAAGGACTTTGAAGATGTTGTGAAAAAGTCAGTAGAACCTAAGACGTACAGTAAAAAGAATTTAATCAAGTTTGAATCGAAAAATCTATCAGGATATTATAACGAGGATTTTTTAAAGATTATCGACTCAAAAGACGAATTGAAGTTGGTGGGATTGGAGAATTATACAGTTCTATGTATCTTCAACAAAGGTCAGCTTGTGGGTGTCATACTTCCGGTGAGAGTACACGATGAAAATTAATTACAAGATAATCGGCTCGGGCTCAAGTGGGAACTCGGTGTTGATTGGAGATATGCTCTTTGACGTTGGACTTCCGTATGGAAAAATTAAACCATACTTGAAAGACGTCAGGTATATCTTCATCACTCACAGACACAGTGACCACTTGAAGATGCCGACGGTAAGATATATCAAAAGAGAATATCCGAAAATTATATGGATTGGAAGCTGGGATGTTGCTACAAGGATTGTACTTAATCACGTGATTGGAGATACAACGGTTTTAAAGTTCAAAGACAGGACAATAAAGTGTTTTCCATGTGTGCACGATGTACCATGTCACGGATATGTGGTTGAGATTAAAGGTACAAGGTTCATATATGCGACGGACACGTCAACCTTGGAGCATGCACCGAAACTAAAGTATGATTACATGTTTATCGAAAGTAATCACGATGAGGGCAAGATACGAGCGATTATGGGCAAGGCAAAGAAGCTATATGGTTACGATGCTTGGGAAAATGCGATGCGACACTTGAGCACACAAAAGAGCAAGGCTTTCTACTATATCCATAGACGGTCAAAGGATAGTGAGTGGATTGAGTTACACAAAAGTGGAAGGTTTTATTAAGGGGGAAGAGATATGCGAAATACGTTAGGTGATTTAAACAATCACTTGTTCGCTGAACTTGAGTGATTAGGTGATGAGGAGTTAACAGGTGATGATTTAGATAAAGAAATTCGACGTGCATCGGCAATTGCAAACGTATCGAAAAATATTATCTCAAATGCGAATGTAATCCTGCAAGCGGCAAAGTTCAAGGAAAATGAACTGATGAAAAATGACGAAATGCCGAAGATGCTAGAGGGATAGATTGATATATGAAGGATACACAGATTGATGAGGATTACTTGGACCGATGATATGGTGGATTTTTTGAGAAAGAATTATCCACATTATACAAATGATGAACTTGTTGAAATGATGAAAGAAAAGTTCAATGTGACGGTTACCAGGGCAAAGTTGAAGAATGCGAAGGCAACATTCAATTTTAAAAACAAGGCATTCAGGAACAAAGGGTGCTTCCAAAAAGGGATGACACCTTGGAACAAAGGTCGGACCATGAGTGACGAAACACGTAAAAAGGTGAAAAGAACTTGGTTCAAGAAAGGTCAGTGTTTAAACTTGAAACCGCTTGGGACACTCCGAGATGGTTCGGATGGATACACGTACATCAAGGTTGAAAGGTCGGGCAAGTGGAAACTTTACTCGAGGTATATGTATGAGAAGTATCATGAAGTGGAGTTAACCGGTGACGATGTAATTATATTTGCAGATAGAAATCCGAAGAACTTTGAAAAAGATAATCTAATCAAGGTCAACCGAAGAGAGCTTTTATATCTTAACCAACGTGGACTGATATTTGAAGATAAAGATTTGACAAAAAGTGGAGTGGTTATTTCTAAAATGGAAATTGCCATTGATGAGAGAAAAAAGGATAGGAAGTGAGGGACTTATGGGCGACACATACCGACAACCGGACCACTATAAACTCAAAGGATTGGATATAGAGAGTATTCACCTTATTGAGTCAGTGACGGATGAAGATGAGAATGGATTTTTGAACTATTGCATCGGAAACATACTCAAATATGCGATGAGATGTAAGAAAAAAGGGCAACTATTGTCCGATTTAAATAAAATCAAAGTCTATTGTGACTTTGCGATAGAAAGAATAGAAAAAGAAGAAAAGAGAAAATAATCGTGAGAAAGGATGTAAAGATTATGGATTTAAGAAAAGATGTTGAGTTAATTGAAGTAGCTTATGAAGATGATGGACAAAAGGTGGTATTGACTCACCTTGATGTAGAAAATGGAGAAGTGCTTGAAGTAAATTTCAATAAAAAAAGTTGGAATGGAGAAAAGTTTGTAGACGATCCTGAAAAGGCAGCAAAGGTTGATGAATGGTGCAAAGAATACTTTGACTTACCGTTTGATAAGCTTACAAAAGCAATTGGAAGAAAGATGGATGTGTATGTATATGATAAATTCAATTCATACTGGGAATCGCAAGTGATAAGTAAGTTTGAAGTGTCAGATGAAGGGAAGATTATACAAACAAAAATTTCGGAGATTGTTGATGACGGCATTGCAATAAAGATTAGGTTTGAGAATGAGGGGAAGACCTACGAAAGCAGAATGAATTATTCGAAATACGTTGAGAATCTTAAAAAGTGGTTTACCGATCCACAAAAGAAAGAAGTTCAATATCAAAAGTTCGAAGAAAAGTTCGGAGTTCCTGTTGCAGATGCTGCAAAGATTATCGGTAAAGATATCATGGTTGAGGTTAAGGTGGCTTTTAAGAAATTTGCATATGCTGAAATAAAAAGACCGAATTGGAAGTAGATTTATTCTACACGGAAGGATAAATCACAAATAAGTCTTCTACAAAGGGGGCAAGAAGATGAATTATGAATTTGATGAGTATTTAAATACGCTTGTATACGACGTGGAAGTGTTTAAGTACAATTCCATGGTTGTATTTAAGAACTTAGAAGGGGAAACTGTTAGGGTTTTCTCTTCTAGCCTTGACGGGCTCGGTGAGTATATAGACAAAGGGATTATTAAGGGACAAGGTTACGAAGACCTGGCGGAGTTTCTCAAAGGTAAGATTTTGATTGGTTATAATAACTATCATTATGATGATTACATCCTATATGCAATGACTCAAGTAAAAGACGGTGGATTTGACCATATGGTACTCAAGGAATGGAACGATAGTATCATTCACAAAGGTAGTACGGTCAATATGGCAAAGGTTACAAACAAAACTATCGACGTGTACCAACAAATTGATGTCTCAAGGCCTGGTCTAAAGAAAGTTGAAGGGAACATGGGACTCTCGATTATTGAGAGTTCAGTACCTTTCGATATTGACAGACCACTGACACCGGCAGAAAACCTTGAAACTTTGAAGTATTGTGAGTATGACGTATTGAGCACACTTAGAGTCTACGAGATGAGGGGGGACTATTTCTCATCGAAAAAAGCTATTGTAGATATGATGGAAGACGATAGCTTAAAAGAAAGAGCACTCAAGTGGAATACGACTTCAATTGTCGGGCAGTTATTGAGGCCGAAAAGAGCATTGAGAGCCGGAGTGCACGTGAAAGATGAATTTTTAGCAAATGTTGACGGTGAAGTTAGAGACATGTGGAATGAATTATACACAACAATTGACTTCAAGTTTAACAAAAGAAAAGTTATAAAAAATGAGTTCAATAATGTAATTGAATTTGGTTGGGGTGGTCTTCATGGTGCACCTAAAGGATTTGTTGAAGATGAAAATGTTAAATTAATGGATGTTAATTCCATGTACCCGAACATACTTATAAATCTTAATGGGCTTGCTGATAAAACGGAAGAATACAAAAGGATCCTTGACTATAGACTTAAACTTAAAGCCGAAGGGAAAAAAGACGAACAAGCTCCGTATAAACTTATTTTAAATTCGACATATGGACTGTTGAACAACCAATATTCCCAACTTAACAATCCACATCTTGCTTTCTCAATATGTATCAACGGTCAAATCGCAGTCTATACACTTGCAAAAAGGCTGGCAAACATAGGAGCAAGGATTATAAATATTAACACTGATGGAGTTGCATACAGCATCAACAATAACCATGATTTAAAGGTTAAGGAAGATTGGGAAAAGGAATTTAATCTGAATTTAAGTGTTGACTATTTCAAAAAATGGATTCAAAAAGACGTGAATAACTATATTGCATTAACTAATGACGGAAAAATTAAAGTTAAAGGTGCTGATGTAAATAAATATCATGACAACCGATACTTTGCAAATAATGATATAAGAATAACACATATAGCACTTGTTGATTATCTAGTCAATGATATTCCAGTATACGAGAGTGTGACAAATCATTTAGATGAACCGATTTTATACCAATATATCTTACAAGCTGGGTCAACTTACAAAGGGGTGGTAAAAGCCGACAGTCCGGACGTGTTACTTGATACAAAAATTAACCGAGTTTTTGCTTGTAAGGGTGAAGGAATCGAGATTGTCAAAAAGCGTCAAGATGATGGCCTTGTTAAATTTGCAGACGCTCCGGACAGGATGTATCTATATAACGGTGACTTGAGTGAATTTAAAGAATTTAAAAACATAGTAGACGTTCAGTGGTACTACGATTTGATTATGAAGAATTTGAAAAGATGGAAATGAAAACTATAGTCGAAAGAGGGTGTATAGCTTGTATGTAGAATTTGAACCTGGTAAGAAGTATGCAAAGGATTTAACTGAGATAAGTGACAGTCACGAAGCTTTTAAAGATGCAGGATGGGTGCTTGAAGATAACGATTATGTTATTGATATTGATACCATTCCAAAAAATGTAATTGAAAAACTAATTGTTGCGTTTGATATTAATACGCAAACCGTATGGACCGATCGTGGTGTACACTTCTACTTTAAAAAACCTGCTGATTTTAGACGTGGAGCAAATAAGACAAGTCCGTTGGGATTTGATTACGAGATTAAGCACAAAGGAAATACAAATGCGGTAACTATCAAACGTAATGGAGTTTTGAGAAAGATAGATAATCCTGGAGTTCGTGAAGACGCACCTTATATTTTTACAAGCAATAAAAAGTTTGAAAATTTATGGGGAATGTCAGAAGGCGAAGGAAGGAACAATAAGTTGTTTGCACTTCGTGGACAATTAACGGACTGCAAGGATTGGAGAAAGATTTTATCTTTTGTAAATGAACACATCTTTGCAGAGCCTTTAACAGATGAAGAGTTTGGTACAATATCAAGGGATATGGTAATTGAAGCAACCAAAGACAATGAATATGAGGTTGCTACATGGTTGCTTGATGAATTTAACTTTGTTCAATACGGTCAGCGATATTATTTTAAAGGATTAGATGGAAGATATACTCACGAGGATTGTATATTGAAAAAACGTGTATATCAAAAAGTTGGCAAGCAACGGACAAGATATGTTGATGAAGTTATAAAACAAATGCAATATCGCTCAGATAAAATACCTCAAAACGAAATGTTTAATATAAAATTTAAAAACGGTTATTTGAGGGATGGAAAATTTTACGATATTATAATTGATGAATTTACTCCATATGACATTGATATTGAATATAATCCCGAAGCAAAGCCGGTGGAAATTGTTGACAAATATATTGACCACTTGACTAAAGGTGATGCGGATTATAAAAATTTATTATTTGAAATATTAGGCCATACACTAATTGTAGATCCGGAGCTCAAACGTTCTCTTGCAAAGTTCTTTATATTCGTTGGCGGTGGTGGTAATGGGAAAGGAACCTTGTTGCAGATTATAAGAAAAATTCTCAATTCTGAAAATGTTACAGGGATGGCTATAAAAGAATTATCAGATGAGAGATATCTTCCGAGTTTTAAAGGGATGCTTGCTAACCTTGGAGACGACATTCAAGATCAAAGTATTAATGATAGGGACATGAAGATCTTAAAGAATATATCAACGTGTGATTATATCAGTTCAAGAGAGTTATACAAAAGTGCAGAAAATATGTTCTTTACAGGAAGTCTTATTTTTACAAGCAATTATATAATAAAATCATGGGAAAAAGGCTCCCCGTACAAAAGGAGAGTGCTATGGTTGCCGATGTATACAAAGGTAAAAACGAACGCTCCAAAGTTTATAACAAATATCACAAGTCCAGAAGCCTTGGAGTATTGGGTCAAGTTGATGGTCGACGGATATAAAAGGTTATATGAAAATTGCGTCTTTACAAGTTCAAAAGTTGTTGAAGAATTTAATGAGGACTATCACAGAGAAAACAATCCAGCACTTGACTATATTGACGGAAGTAAAATTGACGATTATGAGGGTGTTCCAATTCGTGATGTATATGATGATTACGAAAAATGGTGTAAGGATAATGCAGTTAAATTTAATTCTAATATTCTTAAAGATACATTATATGAACAATTTGACTTAGATATAAAAGTAAAGAAAGTAAACGGAAAAGCTTCACGTTGTTTTTTGAAAAAAGAATGAGATTTGCTACCGGTTACAATTTTAAAAACGTTAACAAAGCTGATAAAATCAACGGTCAGAGAGTTTAGCAGAAATAAATTGTAACCGAAGTAACTTTTTTTGTAACCGCTACAAGTATTGAAATCATCAACAGAATAAGCATTTGGTTACAAGGTTACATTCTTTTTTCAAAAATAAATATATTAATATTACTTGTTCATACGAACAACCGTACAAAACTAAAAAAATTTTGAGAATAAAATTGTAACCACATTTTTGTAGCTTGAAGATATTGAAATAACAAGGTTACAGCGGTTACAAGTATGTTTGTAACTTGTAACTTTTAAAACATAAAGGAAGGTGAAAGATGAACTTGCCCGAAATAAAGCGAGAGCTTAGACAGATCAGAATGATTACTAAGCTCATCGCAAGCAATAAAAGACAAATTGAAGAGCTGGAATACTTAAAAGTTTCTGTAAAGAGTCCGACTATAACCGGGATGCCGAAAGAGAAATCCTTTATCCGGTCGGATAAAGTTGAAAGCATAATCGATAGGATTGATGAACTTCAGAAAGTTGTTGATGAAGATGTTAAAAGACTTATAGAATTGAAACTGATATGGATGAATCGAATTAACCTACTCGGGCATGATGAGTGCTTGTTGTTAAAGCTCAGGTACTTTGAGGGTTGGTCATGGCGAGATATATGTAACGAGATGTGCTATGCTGAACGGCAAGTATATAGACTACATGGAGAAGCCTTAAAGAATCTTGAAAAGAAGTTGGAAAATATAAAACATGGCAGTAAATGGCAGTAAATGGCAGTAATAAATGTGGTATACTATATGTAGTGGATTATAAAGTAAATCAATCTACGTGAGCCTCCTTATAGTAGACCATTGGACAGTGGTCTACTTTTTCTTTCATGTGAGGTGATTGATATTAAAGAATATGCAAGAAAGTTTTATAAGTCAAAAGCATGGCAGAGGTGTCGTGCTTCTTTTATTGGAAAGAGACGGAGCATTGACGGTGGATTATGTGAGCATTGTGGGAAGAGACAAGGGTATATTGTTGACCATATCGAGGAGATAACACCGGAGAATATAAATGATTTAAGTATTACACTTAATCATAATAATCTTCAGTATTTATGTCTCGAATGCCACAATACAAAAACTTTTAAAAAGAATTTTGCAATTCGTGAAAATTTATTTTTTGATGAATTCGGAAATTTGCGGGAAAAGACTCCCCCTATTGAAAGTGGTGGGAGTGAGTGATTGAGGACCGAGGAGGAGACTTCAAAAAAACGCACAGGAAGTTTTTGCATAACCCCCTAGTGAAATACTGATAAATACCCGATTGAAAGGTAGGTGATTTTAGATGGCGATATCGAAAGATAAAGAAATTAAGAAAGAAATAACAAGACTTACAAACTTATACAAGGATGTAGAGCGAGTTAAAAGGCTCACCGCAAAAAACTTAATCGAGGAAGCCGCCTATATGAAAGCTACCTTGAAAGAACTTAAAGAAGCGATTGATGAGAATGGCCCAATTGACGTTATGCCACAAGGATCGTATTCAATACTTCGTGAGCATCCTGCACTTAAATCATATACGACTATGGTCCAAAGGTACTCCGCAATAATTAAACAACTTATGGATCTGTTACCGAAAGACCAACAGAAAGAAGTCGACGACGGTTTCGAGGAGTTTCTGAATGAAAAATAAAAATCCAATTGAATTATATTGGGATTGGATGAATGATAATCGCAGTAAGGTAAGCACGAAAATATATAAAACATATAAATACATTATTGACTTCCTTGCTGACCCTGACTCCGAGTGGGAGTATGACGAGGGTAAAGCAAACCACGCAATTGATTTTATTGAAAGATACTGCAAACACTCAAAAGGTGCTATGGGCGGTAAACCTTTTATCCTGGAACCGTGGCAAAAGGCAAAGGTCGCAGCAACTTTCGGAATTGTCCACAAGATTACGGGCGAAAGAAAATATCAAAGAGTAGTTTTAATCGTTGCTAGAAAAAATGGCAAGTCAACACTAAGTGCTGCGGAAGGTTTATATCTTTTTATTGCAGACGGTGAACCGGGTCCGGAAGTATATGCGTGTGCAACAAAAAAGGACCAAGCGAAAATCATATGGCTTGAAGCAAAAAGAATGGTCAAAAAGTCGCCGGTGTTGAGTAAAAGAATTAAACCGCTGGTTGCTGAACTCACGTGCGATTTAAACGATGGTATCTACAAACCTGTCGGCCGAGATTCAGATACACTTGATGGACTTAATGTCCATGGGGCGACGATGGACGAGATCCACGCATGGACAGATAAGAATTTGTATGACGTTATTGTTGACGGTACAAGTGCGAGAGATGAACCATTGATTCTTATAACTACAACAGCAGGTACAGTCCGGGAAAATGTTTACGATGATATATACGACGAAGCAGAAAGAACAATCAACGGCTACTTTGACCCTGACGGATATAAAGACGAGCGGTCACTCTTCCTGGTGTATGAGCTTGACGATAGAAAGTCATGGACAGATGAAGAAACATGGATGCAAGCAAACCCGGGACTCGGTACTATTAAAAAAACCGACGCATTAAGGGATAAAGTAAACAAAGCTAAAGCAAATCCGAAGCTGGTTAAGAACCTACTCACCAAGGACTTCGACATACCAGAAACTACAAGTGAATCATGGCTTACATTTGAAACCATTGATAATCGAGAAACCTTTGATATGTCCGAATTTAAACCAAGATATTGTGTTGGCGGTGTAGACCTTGCAGCAACAACGGACCTCACGTGTGCGACAATAGTCTTTAAACTTCCGGATGATATAAAAACATACGTAAAACAGATGTATTGGTTGCCGGGGAACTTAATCGAGGTACGTTCACATGAAGATAAAATCCCATATGACGTGTGGGAAGAGAGAGGACTGCTAAGACGGTCGGGAACTAACAAAGTGAATTACAAGGATATAACCAAGTGGTTCCTTGAGGTTCAAAACGAGATGGACTGCTATATCTTTAAATTAGGTTATGACAGATGGTCGGCAACATACCTTGTAGATGAACTCACTCAATACTTCGGAAAAACAGTTCCGGTTCCTGTCGCTCAAGGTGCAAAGACTTTCAGTAATCCAATGAAAAGACTTGAAAGCGATTTGAGGTCCAAATTTATAAATTATGATAACAATCCAATCTTAAAGTGGTGCTTGACAAATGCTGCAATTAAATCAGACACGAATGATAATATAGCACTTGTAAAAACTTCCAATCCACGAAAAAGAATTGACGGTGTTGCATCTTTAATGGATGCGATAATTGTACTTGAAGACAACTATGATGAATATATGAGTTTGATCTAGAAGGGGGTGAGAAAGGAATGGGACTTTTTAAAAGAAAAAACGAGACAGTAACAGTATCAAGATATAAAATGGTTACGGAGCATGGCGAGGGATTCTATACGTATAACGGCAATTTATATGCATCAGACGTTGTTCGCTCATGTATTAGACCTAAGACACAGGCTATAGGAAAATCTGTCGCCAAACACATCAGAAACGATGGAAAAACGCTACAAGTAAATCCGGATGCATATATCCGGTTTTTATTGGAAGAGCCTAATCCGTATATGAGTGGTCAAATGCTCCAAGAAAAGATGGCAAACCAACTTGCATTAAACAATAATGCTTTCGCTTTAATAGAACGAAATGAAAGCGGACTTGCAACAGCAATATATCCTATCAATTCAAATAGCGTTGAAGCCCTTGAGAATAACCAAGGTGAAATCTTTTTACGATTTATGATTAAGGGTAAGTATTACACTTTTAGATATTCAGATATAATTCATTTAAGACGTGACTTTAACAGCAGTGATATTTTTGGAGAAAATCCGGCACAAGCACTCACTCAACTCATGGAAGTTGTAAGCACAACGGACCAAGGAATAATTAAAGCCATAAAGAACAGCAACATCATCAAATGGCTTTTAAAATTCAATAACGTACTGCGAGAAGAAGATATCAAAAGGCAAACAAAAGAATTCGTGGACAGCTTTTTATCAATCGACTCAGAAACGAGCGGAGCAGCGGCAACAGATGCCAAGTTTGAAGCACAACAAGTAGAGCCGAAGAATTATGTGCCTAATCCAATGCAAACCAAGGGAACTATAGAAAGAATCTATAGTTTTTTTAATACCAATGAAAACATAGTCCAATCGAGCTACAACGAAGACCAATGGATATCATATTACGAAGCAGAAATCGAGCCGGTATTGATACAGATGTCAAACGAGTTTACAAGAAAGATATTCACAAGACGTGAAAGAGGTTTTGGCAATAAGATTATCTTTGAATCTTCCAACCTAAACTTCGCAAGTATGCAAACGAAACTCAATCTGGTCCAATTTGTAGACCGTGGAATCATGAATCCTGATGAAGTAAGAGCAATACTCAATATGTCTCCAATTCCTGACGGATTGGGACAAGCGTATATAAGACGATTAGATACAAGAGAAATCGAGCAAGGGGGTGAAGAAGATGCCAATAAAGATTAACGGAACAATTGTGGGCAATGACGACAAGTGGATTTATGATTTGTTCAATATGGAAGCTTTTTGTCCGAGAGATTTAAATCTGATTAATGGACAAGATGTGGATATAGAAATCAACTCACCTGGTGGATATATTTATCCGGCAAGTGAAATCTATACAGCACTAATGAAGCATAAAGGTAATGTCAACATAACAATTACAGGTCGTGCAGCAAGTGCCGCATCTGTAATAGCTATGGCTGGGACAAAAGTTTCAATGAGTCCAACAGCACAAATGATGATTCATAATGTTAGTGCAAGCGGTGCGGGCGATTATAGAGATTTTGAACATTATGCGGAACAGTTAAAGAAGTCAAATGATACTATCGCTAATGCTTACATGATTAAAACCGGTAAGACAAAAGAAGAGATATTGAAACTCATGGACCACGAAACATGGTTTACACCTGACGAAGCACTTGAAAACGGATTTATCGACGAGATTTTGTCAAAAGAAGACAATGCAGACCAATTCAGATTAGTAGCAGCAAGTGATTTTTTAATCCCACAAGCTGTTATTGATAAATTAAAACAAGAAAAAGAGCAAGAACAGCTCAATTTATTGAAATTAAAGGAGAAATAAGAATGAACAGAGAAAAATATTTAGAGACTAGAGCAGCAATGCTTGAAGAAGCACAAAACTTAATCAAGCAAGGAAAGATTGAAGAAGCAGCAGCAAAGAGACAAGAAATTGAAAAACTTGATGCGGAATTTGAAGAAGCATCTAAAGAACAAGCAAACCTTGACGCACTTAACAAAGTTGATGACAAGGTTACTGACATGAAAAATTTATCAGTAGATGAAGGGGGATTAAAACCGGTGGATAATACAACAGAAAAATTAAACCAAGTAAACTATGAAACAGTGTTTGCAAAGGTAGCACTACAAAGAGACCTTACAAACGATGAAATCAATCTTTACAATCAAATGAATCCTGAAAATGTGTATACACACAACACGACCAACACAGAAATCGTAATTCCTGAAACTGTTGTGGGCGGAATCATTGATAAGATGAAAGAACTTCACCCGATTTTAGCTGACGTAACAGCAACAAACATCAGAGGAACAGTCAAATATGTAAAGAGAACTGAAATTCCGGCTGGAGATGCTGACTACTATGACGAAGCAACGGTCACAGCTGACGAAGAAAACACATTTGGTGAATTAGTATTAAATGGTAAAGAGCTATCAAAAGCAGTTACAGTTACTTGGAAACTACAAGCAATGGCTGTAGCAGATTTTATTCCATTTATCACAAGGGAACTTGCAGAAAGAATGGGTGCTGCAAAGGCTAAAGCATTTGTAAGAGGTAAAGGCGACAAATACCCACAAGGTGTCATTACAGCAATTGAAGCTCAAGATTCAACTCCGCAAAAGGTAGCTTATAAAGCTAATGGTTTAATATACAAAGATATCACAGCTGCTATGTCAAAGATTAGATCAGGATATGTAAGTGGTTCAAAGATTTATGCAAACAACGCTACAGTTTGGGGTACATTGGCTAATATCCTTGACGGACAAAACAGACCACTCTTTATCCCTGATGTAACAGCAGGCGGTGTGGGTAGAATCTTCGGTATTCCAGTTGTTGAAGAAGACGCAATGAACGACGGAGAAATCTTAATCGGCAACATGGGTGCAGGTTACAAAGAAAATGTATCTGAACTGATGAAACTCGTAACTGAACAACACGCAAAGAAAAGAGAAACTGACTTCGTGGGTTATGAAGTTCACGACGGCGGAGTTATTGACGAAAAAGCTTTTGCTTACATGGTAAAAGGTGTTTAGTAAATGGCTTATAGAGTTATAAGTGGATTCCAAGACCTTGAAACCAAGGTCTTTTATAATATCCACGAAACAATCGACGAAAAAAATAAAAACCTTGAAAAGTATCTGAAAGCAGGAGTTGTTATAGATGATGGCGAAAAGACAGCGACAAAAAATACCAAGGTGGGAACAAAAAAGGAAGTAAAGAAATAGGGGTGATCATATGACACCTGAACTTTTAAAACATTGTAAAATTCTATTAAGACAAGCGACAACAACGGCTTTCGATGATGAAATTGAAACCTTGATTGAAGCTTGTCTTTTAGATTTAAAGCTAAGCGGTGTGGAAAAGACTGACGACGAACTTGTTAAAAGAGCGGTTGGAATTTATGTCAAGGCTCACTTCGGAAGTGAAAATCCGGATAGAGATGGATTGATTGAGTGTTACAACTCACTAAAAACTCATTTGGCCTTGAGTGAAAAATATGGAGATGAATTGCCACATGAAAAAGCCGGTAGAAATTAAGCTTATAAAAAAGAGAGGAACATCCACCGACGAGTGGGGAAATCCTATACAAGCTAAGGATGAGTGGCCCGTCTTTGCAGAAAGAATGTCTGTTACAAGTGCTGAGTTCTATAGAGCATCCAACCAAGGACTTAAACCGAGCTATGTCTTTGAGATATACGAAGATGAATTCCGAGGTGCGGAGCTTTTAATCTGTGAAGATATTGAATATTCAATCATTCGAACCTATCAGCGAACGCTCGACAAACTTGAACTCGTATGCGAGAGGAAGGTTGCAAATGGCAATTGATATCTCGAAAGAAATCCAAAAGATTTTAGACGAGGAAACACAAAGAGTGAGAGAAGTAGTCAATAATTCAGTCGAAAAAGTTGCAGATGCAGCGGTTAAAGAACTTCAAGATTCAAGTCCGAAAAAGACCGGCAAATATGCCAAGGGTTGGAAGAAAAAAGAAGAGCAGTTTGCAACCGGAAGCAAGTCGGCAATTATTCACAACGAAAAGCATTATCGACTCACTCACTTGCTTGAGTATGGACACGCAACAGTAAACGGCGGTCGAGTCGCAGCACATCCACACATCGCATCAGCTGAACAAAAAGTCATAAAGGATTTTGAAGAAGAAATCAGAAGGGGGATTGAACATGGTTAAAATTAATCCCGTTGAACTTTTAAAACCGCTCAATCTTCCGGTAGGGTATTTTGTCAATCCTGAACCCGGTATAGTACCTTTTATAGTCTATACCGGTGCAGGCTCCAGGAACTTTAAGGCAGAGAACATAGTTTATGACAAGAAAGCACATTGGAACATTGAGCTATACACAAGAAGAAAAGACGTAGCCTTGGAAGAAAGGCTTGAAGACCTGCTTGATAGAGCAGGAATCGTGTGGGAAAAAGGACCTGACGTGTATATAGACACGGAAAAGGTCTTTTTAATTCCCTATTACATTTAAGAGAGGAGAAATATATGGCAAATAAAGTGCAATTTGGACTTAGCAACATTAAGCTATTCCCAATTACAAAAGACGATACAACCGGTACAACATACGGTGAGAAAATTGACTTGCCGGGAGCAGTAACATTGTCACTTGACAGTGAAGAAAATGAAAGCAAATTCCCAGCGGACAACATAATTTATTTTTCATCATTCAAATCAAGTGGATATTCAGGAAGTTTGGAAATCGCAAAGATTCCGGCAAATATATTGACAGAAATCTTTGGACAAACAAAAGACTCAACATCCGGAGCACTTGTAGAAAGAGCAAGTGACAAAGTTAAACAATTTGGCATGGCTTTTCAAATTGAAGGTGACGAGTCTCCGACAGTTTATCAATTAATGAAAGTAAGTTGCGGAAAACCATCTGTTAAGTCAAGTACAATTACAGACAGTGCTGAACCGGTAACTGCTGAACTAAAGATTAGTGCTGCTCCACGTATGAGTGACCAAGCAATTAAAGCTATCTTTGAAAGTGACTCAACCGGTTATGCAACAGCATTGACTAAGATTTTGGAGAAAGCAAATGCTTAAAACAATTAAGATTGACGGAAAAGCGGTAGACTTTAAAATCACCGCTTCTTTCCCGATTAGATTTGAAAACCAATTTAATTATGATATCCTACAAGCTTTGCTTCCGACGGTTGCAGAAGTCTTTGAAGGTGTGCAAAATGCAACAACTAAAGAAGACGAAGTTACGGCGGTGCTCAATAACTTGATGAGTTTAAAACTTACAGATATACAGAAGTTGGTGTGGGTATTTGCGCAAACAGCAGACAAAGATATCCCTGAAATTGTCGATTGGTATGACAGTTTCGAGGAGTTCCCGATGTTTGATGTACTGAAAGAGTTGATTCCTTGCGTTATAAGCTCACTTGTAACTAAAAAAAAATTACAGACGATAACAAAGAAAAAGGAATCATAAGCCCACAGCAAATACTTTTAGGGGCAACACAAAGGGGTTTAAAGCTTGAAGACCTTGATGAGCTCACTCTCGGGGGTTTTATCTCGTATTGTGTGGAGTATAACGAAGCATATAAGACAGATGAAGACGAGAAAGAGGGAACGAGAAAGGCAACACAGGCGGATATTAACTCCGCTTTTAAATTTTAGAAAGGAGATGAAAAATGGCAGGTAATATCAAGGGTATAACCATTGAAATTGATGGTAATACCACGAAATTTGATAGAGCGATTAAAGATTCAAACAAAGAAGTCAACGCACTGAATAAAGAACTTAAAAACATAGATTCATCTCTTAAATTCAATCCCGGTAATGTTGAGCTTTTAAGTCAAAAACAAGAACTTTTAAAACAGAAAACTCAAGCAGCGAAAGAAAAGCTTGATGCACTTAAAGCAGCACAGGCGGATGTTGAACAACAATTCGCAAACGGAGAAATAGACCAAGGTCAGTACAACAAATTCCAACAAGAAGTCATCAAAGCTGAATCACAAGTTAAGACTTTCAACGACCAACTAAAAGCCACACAAAAAGAATTAAAAGGACTCCAAGGCTTTGAAGGTGCGATGAATAAAATCGGCGACGGATTCCAAAAATCCGGTGAGAAGATGACTAAAGTCGGCGGAGAAATGTCCAAAAAACTAACTGCACCGATTGTTGCAATTGGAACCGCAGCAGGTGCAGCATGGAAGGGCATAGACGACGCACTCGATACCATAGTCACCAAGACCGGAGCAACGGGCGATGCTATGAAAGAGTTTGAAGAAAACCTTGATAATGTATTCACTTCTATACCAGTAGATTCTGCTCAACAAGTTGGAGATGCAATTGGTGAACTCAATACACAATTTGGATTTACAGGTGAAACACTCGAACAAGCATCTACACAAATGATTCAGTTTGCAAAAATTAATGGTACTGATATTACTAACTCAACAATTGCAGCCAAGCAAGCAATGTCACAGTTTGGTGCAAGTGCAGATGAATTGCCAGGATTCTTAGACGCAGTCACAGCAGCAGCTCAACAAACAGGGCAATCAACGGACTCAATCTTTGAAGCAGTAAGAAAAGGTGCTCCACAATTAAAACAAATGGGCCTAGGCTTAAATGATTCAGCAATATTAATGGCCAAGTTTGAACAGTCAGGCCTTGATTCAACAAAGATGATTGGATCACTTACGAAAGCTCAAGTGACCTTTGCAAAAGATGGAAAAACGCTCAAAGAAGGTATGACGGAATTCTTTAAGGCAGTTGAAGATGGCGGAGGTAGTATTGACGTAACGAATCAAGCAATCGATATTTTCGGCTCAAAAAACGGGCCTTTGATGGTTGACGCAATTAAAAACGGCATTGTTTCTCTTGAGGATTTTACGGCATCCGGAGAAGACTTTGCAGGCACAGTTGAAGAAACTTTTAATGCAACTCAAGATCCAGTAGATCAGTTTAGGTTAGCAATGCAAAATTTGCAGAAGATTGGTAAGGATATTTTTAAATCAATACAAGAAGTCGCAGCACCTATAATTGAAACACTTGTTGAAAAACTTAGAGACTTGAGTGATTGGTGGGAAAACTTATCTCCACAAACTAAAGAAACAATTGTAAAAGTTGGATTAATAGTCGCAGCAATTGGACCACTTTTGGTAATACTAGGCAAAGTAACAAAGGGTGTAGGACTAGTTATAAAAGCACTAGGTGCTTTAACAAGTCCAGTCGGTTTAGTAGTTGCAGCAGTTGCTATTGCAGTAGTAGCAATTATCAAACACTGGGATGAAATCAAAGAAGCGTGGGAGGCTACCAAGAAGTTTGTAGTTGATGTGTGGAACTCACTAAAAGAAGAAGCTGAGAAAATTTGGACTGCAATTAAGGAATTCTTTGAAAAGACCTGGGAAGCAATTAAAAAGACAGTTGAAACTGTATGGAATGGAATCAAAGACTTCTTTAAAAATACATGGGATGGTCTTAAATCTACTGCGGAAAACACTTGGAATGGAGTTAAAGACTTCTTTTTAAATACTTGGTCGGCTATTAAGTCCACAGTAGAAAACACTTGGGGATCCATTAAAGGATTCTTTGAAAATACTTGGAACACATTAAAGTCCACAGCTGAAACGGTATGGAACTCCATAAAAGATTCAATTATTAAACCTATAAGCGATGCAGCTCAATCCGTGTGGGATAAAGCAAAGGAAATGGCACGAAACTTTGTCAATGCGGTCACTCACCTACCACAAGAGATCGGAAACATCTTCAAAAATATATATGAAAGTGTTAAAAATTGGATGGATAGAGCAATAAGCAAAGTAAAAGAATTCTTTGGAGTCAAGAGCAAAGCAGAAAGCGGTTCCGGAGGCGGTGGAAGTGCGTACACTCCAAAAACAAAAAGAAGTGGTGCTGGACCTGCTAGAGTATATAGATCGGCGGTCGATGTTACAGGTGTTTCGTGGTATGACAAGGGTGGAATCTTTAAGTCTCCGCAAGTTATTGGAGTTGGTGAGAAGAGACCGGAGTTTGTCGGGGCACTTGACGACCTTAGAAAGATTTTCAGAGAAGAGTCCGGCAAAGGTTATACTATAAAAATTGATAAGCTTGAAGTTCGTGAAGAAGCAGATATTGATAAAATCGCAAGAAAGCTCTATGAACTCCAAAAACGTGAAGCAAGGGGGCGTGCATTATGTTAGATAAACCTATAGGATTTAATTTTAGGGGAATTCACTCCGATGAGCTCGGTGTGGGAGTAAAATCCACAAATCGCACAGTCACTCCTGAAAGACGAAAGAAAGAATTCACTATACTTGGAAGGTCAGGAACACTTGAACTTGAGAGTAATGAGTATGAGAAACGATATATAACAGTTATAATCGGCATCGTAAATGAAGACTACTTTGAAGACTTTAGAGAACAGGTGCGTCGTGTTGCAGCGTGGCTCTCGGGCAACGGATATCTTATATTTGATGATGAACCGGCCAAAGCTTATGAAGCAAGTGTGTATGATGCAATTGACCTTGACCAGTGGGATTTGATGAGTAAAGGTGAAGCAAGTGTGACTTTCGAATGTCAACCTTTCGCTCTTTCAAAAGACTTGAATCGTAAAATCGAATCGGGTACATCACGTGTGGATTTTACAATTAAAAACTCGGGCAATGCCAACACTTGCGGTGAATTTATAATAAAAAATACGGGAAACACAAACATAACAAAACTAACTATTATTAGAAAGGCGGTAAAATAGATGAGAGCAAGTAACTATTTAGAAGAAGCAATACTAAATTATTTCTTCAGAAATCAATCTGTCGGACAGGCTTCAACACTCTTCCTTGCTTTGTATAAGACCAATCCCACAGACTCGGACACAGGTTCCGAAGTTACGGGCGGTGCATATACAAGACAAGTTGTGACTTTCGGAAGTCCGTCCCAACAATCTGACCAAGGGGTAATCACAAATTCAAATGCAATCGAATTTACTCAAGCTACATCGGATTGGGGCGAAGTTTCATACTTCGGCATAAGAGATGCGAAAGAAGGTGGAAACCTTTTAGCATATGGAGCATTTAACAAGCCGGTAACGATATCGGAAGGAACACAGTTTGCTATAAGACAGGGAGATTTGTCCGTTTCGGTGGCATAGATGAAATATAATCTAGGTAAATTCAATCGAAAGGCATCCGCAAGCGTTTCAGTCACGGCAAATGCGACAATTACAGTAGGTGCAAAGATTGAAGATGTCTTTCAAAAGCAATTTTTAAACAATATAAGAACATCTATATCTTTAAGTGCTACATCGAAGTCAGTTTTAAAAAGATATAGAAACGGCTCCACAAATGTCGCTTTTAAATCGTCGCTTAAAGGGGTTTTGAAGAGGTTTATTGATAGCAGTATAGAAACATCTATTGTAATCGATTCTTATGCTCTAGGAAGCATATACGGCGAAGAATTTGTGGAACTTAGTAATATTATCTTAAGACCGGGAGAAGAACTTGTGATTAACACTTGCGACTTGACGGCTACTATAGGTGGTAGGAACTCTATAAACCTATTGACAAATGGTTCGGACTTTTTCGACTTCTTTATCGGTGAAAATGATATAACAATAAGGGCGGAGAATGCGAGTGGAATCACAGTAGACACTTATTGGAAGGATAAGTGGTTATAATGAAATATAATATTAAAATTTACAATCAAAGCATGGAAGAGCAGGCAAGACTCGAAAACGCATACGATATATCGTACACGATGAAATTAAACGAGCTTTGCACTTGCTCTTTTAAATTGCCGAAAAATGATAAGAAAATTGTTTACTGTCAACCTTTTTACTTCGTAGAACTTTTTGACAGCGGTAAGCGTGTGGAGCTCTTTAGAATACTCCCGCAAACTACGACCACAAACAACGAAAGCTACATCGAATTCAATTGCGAGCATGTGTTAGCAACACTCATAGATGATGTTATGTTCAGATATCATCAAATCGGCAACAGTGGAGTGTATACGGATAGAGTGCTGCGATATGTACTCGACCATCAAGCAGTTAAGAGATGGAAGCTTGGAAGGTGCGATTTTAAACGACAATTTGAATATAAGTGGGAAAATGAGAATCTTTTATCCTCACTTTTTTCAATTCCAAAACCTTTTGTAGAAAAGTATAAATGGACCTTTGAAACAAGTAAATATCCATGGACTATAAATCTTTTAAGGATTGATAAAACACCAAAAAGTGACATCCGGTACAGAAAAAACCTTGTAGGTATTGAGAAGACTGAAGACCCTACAAACCTTGTAACTCGTCTATATGCTCTTGGATTCGGAGAAGGTGACAATCAACTCGACTTTGCAAAAATTAACGGCGGTAAAGCCTATCTCGAAAAGAACGTCGGCAAGTATGGACTCAAAACATCAATACTAACCGACCGAAGATTTGAAAGTCCGGAAACACTTTTAGAGTATACAAGGGCGATGCTCGATGGACTGTCGGAACCATATATTTCATACAAGATTGACACTGTTGATTTATCGGTTGTGGACAAAAATAAATACTCTGAGTTCAAGGTTGGAGATATAGTACTGATTAAAGATGATGATGCATCCGAAGATTTATACTTCCCAATTGTCTCAGTCTCAAAAAAAGACGTTGCAGGTAGTCCATATGATGTGGTCCTTGAAATTGCAAACAAAAAACAAGATATATCGGGCAGTATATCAGATTTGATGGAGCGGTCACGAATTAATGACACTTATGCTCAAGGAGCGACTAACTTAATGCAAATGACATACTCCGACAATGCGGATAGCAGATATCCGGCAAAGTTTAAGTTCTATATTCCGACAGAAATGGCGAGAATAAATAAATTGATATTGAACTATACACTTGAAGCTTTTAGAGCCTACAGTAAGGCGATTAAGGGCGGTGGAGCTATAAGTAAAACAACAACATCAGGCGGTGGGAAATATACATCCACAAGTACTGATGGGAGCATATACGAATCAACATCATCAGGTGGTGGCGATTGGACTTCTACGGATAGTGGTGGCGGTGGATATACAACGACAGGAGTGGACAGATATCTTCACGGTGGTAGAGGACACAACCATGGTATTCCAAACAACACAGGACTTGTAGACAAGAATGGGCGACAATATTGGTTCAGTGAATCCGGTGACCATGAACATACTGTTAATTTACCAAGTCATAGTCATAGTGTAAAAATCTCCGACCACACTCATACTATAAGCGTAAGCGGACACAGTCACACAGTGGATATACCGGACCATACGCACAATTTCACACTTCCGGACCATACTCATGAAATCAAGTACGGAATGTACGAAGGACAAAGTGCTAGGAGTGCATATCTAAAGATTGACGGACAAAGAGTGAATGTAACGGATAAAGAAGTTGATATAATTCCATATCTGTCAAAAGACAATGGTGGAAGAATACAAAGAGGAACTTGGCATACTGTAGAGATAGTGCCCGACGGGCTTACAAGAGTGAATGCAAGTTTATTTATACAATTATTTACAACATCCAGAGGGGGTGGAGATTACTAATGGCAAATTTAAAGACAATGTATAAGGGAGTGGTCAACTCTCCTGAAACATACTTAAAAGAGGTGCTTACACAAGGGGCAACTGTTATGTATGTTGCTGACGGTTCGGTGTTTGGAGCACTTCCCACACTTGCAACCATAGGCGATAGTGAGAATGCAGAGACAATACTAGTAAAATCAAAAAGAAGTGACGGTGGCTATGATATACAAAGAGGTTTCGAGGGGACTGATAAAAAATGGGATAAAGCAACCGTAGTAGCAAGAAACTTTACGAACTATGATTATCAAACCCTTGTAGATAACACAAATACCTTGAATACTTCAAAAGTTGATAAGGTAAGCGGAAAGAATCTATCCACAAACGACTTTACAACTGCTTATAAAAACAAGCTTAACAATTTATCAAGTACTGCAAGTGGAAATGAGGCAACGACATCAAATCGTGGTTATATGAGTGCAAGTGATAAAAAGAAACTTAATAGCATAGACTTGAGTAAATATGCAACAACAAGTACAACAGATAGCCTATCTACCAAAATTCAATCCGTTGAGCAAACAGTAGCAAATAAAGCAGATAAAACAGATATAAAAACCAAACTGTCCGACCTCACAGACGACAATACTCACAGAACAGTCACCGACACCGAAAAAACGACTTGGAACAGTAAACTCTCAAGTGTATCGGGACAAGATGTTTCAAGGGCAAAGACAAAAGGTTACTCCAGTGCAAGCAGTTGGACAAGTGTGGGAAGTTCGAGAGATGTAGAGGATTGGATTGGAGACTTCGATAAAAGAACGAGGGAAAATAAGACGGCTATAAGTGGTAAGGTCAATCAATCTGATATAGTCGATTTTAAAAGAATAAAGGTACTCACACAGAGTGAATATAATGCTTTGTCGAGCACAGAAAAAAACCGTGCTGACACTCTTTACTTTATAAAGGAGTAGTTATGTTGGTTGATAAGAAGATTATAAAAATTATAAGCGACGAACAAGAAATGGCAGAGGGCAAGTATATGGATAATACGGTTTGGACTAAATCTCCGCCTGCTATAATCGTCAATGTTACAGATACAAGTTGGTTTAATAAAAAAACATATTCACAAACGGATATACTCCCACTTGGTTATGTTGTAAAAAATTTAAAAGATACGCAGTCGGTTTGGATTGCGATGCCGCTTAGTGCGGAATATAGAACGGATTTTCAGTTAGTAGGGGAAGTTGCAGGGTTGACGATAAAACAACCTATAAGTGACAACTACCTAAAAACGGATAAATGGCAATTTATAAGTCTAATTCCACCATTTGAATATATGAGCACCTATGTTGCAAACACAACGAGTTCAATGGCACCGAAGTTAAAGGCGGTGATTATAGATAAGTCGACTTATGCGGAAGAAAAAGAGATTTTAAAGAAGTTGGTTTTATAGGAAGAAAGGAGAAACCATATGGATTTATATCAACCGATTGTAAATTTCGGGGCAATGGTAGTGATTACGGCTTTGTACCTTGTACAGATGCCGAAGATGATAGAGAAGGTCACGAAAGTGATTGAAGCAAATACGGCGGCTTTCAAGGACACTAAAATCTACTATGAAAAGATGGAAACGCACTTACTCGATATGAAACATGATATCGAGGAGATTAAAGAAAAGCAGGACAGTCCGGAAGTTAAACGGATTCTTGAAAGGTTAGAAAGCAAGGTCGATGCCTTGGGAAAAAATTGATGGGATAGCGTGTTGCTATCCCTTTTTATGTAGGATGGTGAGAAATGTTGAAATTTAAGTATATGCCGATATCAAACAAGCTGCAATTCTCGTCACAAAGAAGGAAGTTGTCGGATATAAGATTTATCGTAATCCATGACACAGCAAATCGAAGTGCCAGAGCAGATGCAATGGCACACTATCGATATCTCGGTCACGCAAAAAGATATGGTTCGGCACAGTATTATGTAGACGACAAACAGATTATTCAAGTTATCGGCGACAGTCGTGTAGCATGGTCGGTCGGTGATATGTGGGCAAGAAGGTATAGGACAAGGTCGGATGTCACGAATTGGAATTCTTTGAATATTGAGATGTGCATAAATGCTGATGGAAATTATGCAAAGACTTGGGAAAATACGGTGGAGCTTGTAAAAAACTTGTTGAAGGTCTTCCCACAATGCGTGGTTGTCCGACACTTTGATGCAACCGGTAAGCCATGTCCTGGTAGTATGAGAGCCGATGATTGGAAGCTTTGGGACAAGTTTTTGTCGGATATCAAAAAGCCGATGAAGCTTAGGATTGACCTTAGTAAGTCAAGTGTGGCGATGCCGGTAGAAAAAGGAGTGAGCAGTATGGAGTTTAAAAGAAATAGTTATTTGAATATTATGACTGTCCCGAGTACGGAAGTGTTTTGCTATCTTATGCAAGGCAAAACACTCCGACAAAAAGGTTGGGATGGAATAAACGGTACTTTTTTTGATACCGGTGCTGCCTACAAACCGTCAAGTGTTTGGGGGATTGCAGTCGAGAAAGGTAAACCTATCGGACCGAACGCTGACAGGGTAAGCTATAATCCGAAGATGAAGCGTGGGACTTTATGCATTGACCATGACGGTAATGTAAGCGTTCAATCGGTGAATAATATAAACGAAATTAAACCGAAACCACGATTTGCGGTGAGCGGACTTAGTTTATCACCGAAATACGACCCGGTTGGGGAAATGGTTGCCGGAGATATACTGAGACGGACTTGGCATACGGCAATCGCCCACAAGGGGGATACGGTATATCTCATAACGTCTAGGATTATGTGCGATATGAGGGATTTTAAGAAGTATGTAGAAGCGTTGGGAGTTGACGGTGCGGTCGCTCTTGACGGTGGTGGAAGTACGGAGTTCAGCTGCAAGGGAATCTATCAAGGAAGAGGTAGAGGGCTTGCAAGTGCTATTAAAGTTGGGAGGAAGAAAGATGATGAAGATTAATTGGAAACAAAAGTTGTCGAGCAGAAAGTTTTGGGCGGCAATCATTGGTGTTGTCGTGAGTGTTGTTGCTTTTACAGCATCCACTCCGGAGACGACGGAAAGGATCATGACATTTGTGGGAGCGATTGGAACGTTGGTTATGTATATGTTGTCCGAAGGTATTGCAGACAACGGAAGAGGATAAACGGTGTGGGGAGAGTTTTCTCCCCTTATTTTTTTTACATATTTTGAGAAGAAAATAAAAAAATTTTTTAAATATTTTTATGAATTCAATTAAACGTTGTAATTACAATGGGTATAGCGATTAAATAAATTTAAATTTTTTTCATAAAACACTTGACATTCTATAACAAAAGTGTTATAATAAAGACAGTGAGAGGGGAACAAAAAAACTCCTCTCACAAAAGTGAAAGGAGGTGAAAAAGAATGGATATGTTATCCATAATATTGTTAGTAACATCAATTGTAAACTTAGCAACTGCAATTGTAGAACTAACAAAAAATATTAACAAGAGGGGTAAATAACCCCCTCGCCCCTTACGGGGTTTGGTTATATTATAACATATCCATAAATATTATGCAAGAAAAGATTTTATACATCGTAATCTTAATACAAATTATTACGACGGCAATTCAAAGTTACAACATCAAACTTTTACGAAAAGAAATCGAGGAACTGAAAAATGACAAATAAGAAAACAAGTGAAGCACAAGTAAACGCTTCAAGACGTTGGGAACAAAGAAATCCGGAAAGAGCAAAATATATCAGGTACAGAACAGGAGCAAGGAATTTTTTAAGAAACCACGCAACTGAAGAAGATTTACAGGAGATGGAACAATTGATTAAAGAGAGAAGAGAAAAATTAAAAGAAGAGTAGGCATAAAAAAAGACGGGCATTGCTGCTCGTCTTTTTTTTAAGATGAAAAATCTAAATGAAATACAAATTTATTATAGCACGCTTAAATATAAAATGCAAGTAAAATTCATAAAATATTTTTAAATATGTTTTTAATGGTCTTATAAAAGTTTGTTTATAGTTTGTTTATTGTACATAAAGTTATATATGTGATACGTGAAATTAGAGAAAACATGAACTTTAACATCGGAAGTATTATTTATTTAAAATGTTGATAAATGCGGCTTTATAACGATTTTATTGATAAAATTACAGTTGCATATTATACAATAAATCAACTCTCGCTATCTGCACCAAGTAAAGCTACGAATGAAAAGTTCGTGGCTTTTTAATTTGGCAAAGTTTGAACGAGCAGTTCCGACCGGACCAAAGAGACACAGTAATCGCTGTGGCTTATATTGTATGATGGGCATGTTCTAATGCTGGAAAGTAATTTTTTGAATGATAAAGATTTAATGGTTTAATGGTTATCCCTAATCTAGATTATGGAATGAGGAAGAGATTTGATAGAATATATATAATTTAAAAACGAAATGTTATGGTATGATAATATGCAAAAACATGACGATATGAACTTCACAAAACAGCAGAAAAATATATTTTTACACACACATATAAACACATTTGCAATTATTAATTCATTGTGTTACAATATTATCAACAAGAGATTTAAAGATTTAACTAGCGAAAGTGTATGATGTAGCATTAAAAATCTCATGTTTAAGGTTTATGGATTATCTTTAATAATCTAAATATGTTATATAAGGAGAAAAAGCATAAAAAGAATATTTATTCTATTACTAGCATTAGTTTTATTTGTTCAGGTTATTACAGCAACAAAAAATCAGGAAGAATTCAATTTAAATTATGATCAGCAAAAGGAGATTGTTCATTTCGTAGAAAATCAAATAATTGAAAGCTATTCCAACAATAAATGTTGAAATTGAGTCGGTTAATGTAAGGGATAATCAATTAATAATTGATATGAAAGCTAATATAACAAAAGTTTTAAAAGTGAATTCGGCATTAGAACTTCCTTATGTGAAAGGTATGCTTGAAGAAAGTTCTAACATTAGAGATAAATATGATTTTGATAGAGCAAAAAGGTATGCTGAAAATCTTATAAAAGATTTAAATTATAATTATATCGGAGTAGAGCAAAATGAAAATGCGGATTTTCAAATGCAGATTCCAATTATTGCTGAACGTTCTAACTTGTATAATACTAGGTGTAATTTACTTTTTAAAGATGAGAACAAAGATACTCTTACCATGGAAGAGTTCGCACCTTTATCAGAAGAAATATTAGGAAAGTATGGTAAAAGGGATATTAATAATATTATTGAATATCAGAAATATTCTATCAGGTCATCAAGCCCTGGAAATTACGACAGAATAATAGCGTGTGATTATGTAAGAAAATGGTCAGATGCTTGTGGAGATTGTCACTGTTCTGATTGTGATCCATTAAAATTAGTATATAATCCATATTATGCAAATTACCACAGTTATGACTGTGCAAATTTTGTCTCACAAGCAATACATGAGGCAGGGGTTACTACTGATGATAAATGGAGACCAGGTAGTCGTTGTTGGTACAATACTGGACATAGTGGATATGGATTGATTGATTATATGGTGGATGAGGGGCTATTTTTCGAAACAAATGATAGATATAAGGCCTTTGCTGGGAGCATAATTAAATGGACAGAAGCTTCACATGTGGGCATGGTAGATCAAAATGATACTGTTACAATGACATTTTGTGCACATACTGACGATAGAAATAGTTGTGCATTTAGAACTATAAGAGGACTGACATTTTTTGTGCCAGTATGGGATTCTTACTCTAAGCAATGGACACCACAGTAGTAAATAATCAATTTGCAAAAATTATTATATAGAAAGGCAATAAACTAAATGAAAATAAGATTTGAATTAATTGCATTTCTTATATTTCTTTCATTCTTTTCTGCTTGTACAGATAAGAATGTGCAAGTAGAAAAAAAAGAAATGGAGAATGCACGAAATGAAGTTGGGATAGAAAAGCAAGTAGAAATAGAAAACCTAAAAAAACAAATAGAAAGTCAACAAGGGGAAATTGATGAATTAAAAAAAGAGTTAGAGAGAGAAAAAAAAGGACGAGAAAGGATTGTTGAAAAATTTGATAAGATCTTTTACAATTTATATAAATCTAACAAGTTAATTTATCATAATGATGATTATGGATTTAGTATAGAAATTCCTGAGAAAAAATTAAATATTAAATTTAATAATGTTATACAAGATAAGACAGAAGAAAATATAGAAATCTTGAACTTTCAATTCTCTACAAAAGATGAAAATGATATGGAAGTTGCAGGAACCTTGTTTAAAATAATTGTGTGTAAGAATAATGCAACTTATCCTGGAGTGGAATTTTTAGGCAAGCGGGGAGATATTGCATTTTATTTTATAGATTCTTCTTATGATACAGAATCCTCTGCGATTAAAGCACTTATCGAAGAATTAAAATCTATGTTGGAAGAGATAAAAGTATCTTTTAGATTTGATGAATAAAATATATGCAAAATATATCTATAAGAAGTGAAGCGATGTTATCGTGAAAAAAATACACTACGAATGCTCATGCCCACAAGGGGCAATCCCATTCGCCGTATGTCTGGGATTTTCCTCAGATTGTTGTCCTCAATCGTTTGTCACTACGTTCAAACGATTGAACAACAAGTTGCGTGAGTCGCTGCATACCAATCGAGCATCGTTTGCAATCGCTCTTGGGAAATCAGTTGCAGCTGACCTACTAAGATTCGCCGACAAGTCGGCTCATCAAGTTAGGTCATGCACGTCCGTGTGTCTCACGACATGCGAGTTCGAGTCTCGCTATCTGTACCAAGTAAAGCTACGAATGAAATATTCGTGGCTTTTGTATAGGCTCTATAATATCTATGGAGGTTTTTACTCCCCCATAGATATTATAGAGCCATAAAATCAAGAGAAAGCTATATTGACATAGTGGACATAAAAAATTTAAAAAATATAAAAAACTATAAAATTGAGATTGGTTTAGAAAAAGAAAATGACATACCGTCTTTATTGATGGATGATTTTTAATGGAGGTATATTTAATGGAGAAAAATAAACTATTATGGCTTTATGTAATAATTGCATCTTTTTTATCCTTAGTCGGGGGAGCTAATTTTACTTTTTTAAATGTAATTTTAGCTGCCTTAATCTTACTAGTTTCAATATATTTTTCAGAGAATAATAAAAGTTTTTTTCAAAAAATTAATAGAACATATTTGCCAATTTTATTAGTGCTTATCTTGTGTTTGTTTAATGGAATATTGCATTTTCTAACGGATAGTAAAGATTTTTATGTTTTATTTTTGCTGCAAGTATTTTGGGGAATTTTAGGAGTGGCTGTTTATATTATAAGGAAACTTATGTTAAAGAATGATAGTGATTTTTTCAAAGGATTTTTGCAGTGGTATCTCTCATTATTTATAATGATTTTAATGGAGAGACTTTTAAATGGCATTAAATTTTTAGATGTTAATTTTGATATTTTCCATTTTATTATAGCCATATTCATATGGAAGCTTATAGATGTATTTTTGCTAAAAATATCAGATAAAAAAATGGAAATGTAAACTCTTGGTATATATTAAGTAGGCCAATCTATAAAGTTCTATATTATTAGCAAATATGACTTTTAAATAAAGAATTTTGAGACGGTAGAAAATTAAAATCTATCGTCTTTTTTGATGTTCTAAAAAAGAGGTAGAAAATGCAAGTAAATGATTTTAAGAATATACAAGAAGCTATAAAGTATGAAGTGTTACAAGATGAAAAAGAATATTTAAAACTCTTAAAAGTTATAGGCAATAATCAGAAATATGATTTTTCAAGCCAATTAAGTATATATAACAAGGAACCTGAAGCTAGAGCTTGTGCGACTTTTGATATGTGGAAAAAATATTTTGGCAGAGTTGTTATGAGGGGTCAAAAGGGTATTCCGATTTTAGTTAGAAGTGATATAAACAAAAAAGTTTCATATATTTTGTGTCCACTAATTTGA